TGCATCTACTAGTACTACTATAGAAGCAGTAAAGAGTAATGTTAGAATGTTGCTAAGTACTAGCAAGGGAGAAAGATATCTTCAACCTAATTTAGGATTAAATTTACGTAGATTTTTATTTGAACCAATCACTCCTGATACTAAAATTGCAATTGAGAATGAAGTTGTTGATACATTTCAAATGTGGCTACCGTTTGTTCAGCTAAGGGATTTACAAGTAACCTTTGGTGGAGAAGATGCAACTGGAAAAAATACAATTAATATATATGTCGCATTTAATATAACACGCGATCCATCCGCATTAGGATCTGTGCAGGTTGAACTAGGAGAATAATAATGCCATACAGTAGTAAAGATTTTAAAGAAAGTAATCTTAATTACATTAATAAAGATTTTGCAAGTATTAAGAGTAATTTAATTGAGTATGCTAAAACATATTTTCCTAATTCTTACAAAGACTTTAATGAAACATCACCTGGTATGATGTTGTTGGAGATGTCTGCATATGTAGGCGATGTTTTATCCTTTTATATTGATCAACAATATCGAGAAATGTTATTACCATTAGCAGAGGAAAGAAAAAATATTATTAATATTGCAAAGATGATGGGGTATAAAATAAAACCAATTGTTGCGTCTCATGTTGAGTTAACAGTTAAACAAGCCGTTGGAACTAACGGTCATGCAACAAATCCAGGCCCAGACTATAGCAGCGCAACAGTATTAGCAGAAGGATTTCAAGCTATATCATCTGTAGACTCTGATATAATTTTTGAAACATTAGATGTTGTTGATTTTACTGCTAGCGGATCTACATCAATAGCTCCTGATATAACAGCAACTGATAGCGATACTGGTATTGCTACAGAATTTACATTGACTAGAAAGGTTAGAGCAATTTCAGGACAAACAAAATATAAAACTTTTAACATAAGTACTCCTAGAAAATTTTTAGAATTAAAATTAACAGATACGGATGTTATAGAAATAATTAAAGTAGAAGATTCAAATGGTAATGAGTGGCATCAAGTAGAATATTTGGCACAAGATATGGTCCCTGTGGGAACACATTATACTTCCGAAGGAAGAACTAGTGCATATACTTCTATAGAAAACCCAACAGAAGCTGTGTTGGAATTACCAGTTCCATATTCGTTAGAATTTAAACGAACTGGTAAAAGATTTACGGTTGAAGTTAATGAAGATAATACAACATCATTAGTATTTGGAAATGGAATATTGAGAAGCGGGCAACTTCAAGAATCGTCATTTTTACAATCTGAACAAGTGGGCATCACTCTTCCAGGAACTTCTGAAAATTTGATTACAGGTATTGATCCACTTTTAGGTGATGAATATTCAACGCTTGGGGAAACACCAGCGCATACAGTTCTAACTATTACATATAGAGCTGGTGGTGGGATAAAGGCTAATGTGACATCAGGAGATTTAACAACCTTTAATGCACCAACATATTTAAAGGGTTCCGGTGCTACACTAACTGTAACAAATAGTGTACCAGCTCGTGGTGGTGCAGATGAAGAATCTATTGAAGAAATTAGACAGCGCGCTCGAGCTATTTTTACAACTCAAAATAGATGTGTTACAAAAGCTGACTATGAAGCACGTGTTATGAGTATGCCAGCTAAGTTTGGTAACATAGCAAAGGTTTATGTTGATAGAACTAAAATTACTGAATCAGGCATTACTGGAGAAGAGGCAATAGACTTAAAACCGTATTTTGATTTTATTGGTAATGGAGAGATTGCTCAAGCAGATATTGATGATGGAAACGCCGGCGTAAATTCTTCGTTAAGGGGTCAGATACAAAAATCCATTAATGACGGGAACATCACCGGCAATCTAGATGAATACTTAAGCATGCTTGGCCTTTTTGTTGGTAGTGGCTTGGTGAATAATTCTAATGGAACGTTAAATGTTTCTCAATATGTACAAAATCAACTTGCAGGTCAAGCTGGGGTAATAGACATATGGACATTATCATATGGTAATAGTAAGACTTTAGTTTCTACACCAGCAGATCCTATAGGAATAAATATTCAAAAATATTTAAGTCAATATAGATTATTGACAGATGATGTTAATATTAAACAAGGATTTGTTATTAATTTTGGAGTTTTGTTTGATGTATATGCACACCAGCATGCTAATAAGCAAGAAGTAAAATTTAAATGTATACAAAAAGTAACGGATTATTTTAATATTGATAATATGCAATTTAGACAACCTATAAACGTCAGTCAATTAGAATATGACTTGATGGCAGTTGATGGGGTAAGATCGGTTAATTATGTATGCCTCACACAAGGCAATGATTGGAAAGGATCTTCACAAGTTATTTTCTCACCACCACTGTGGCAATATAAATGGGATGAAGCAACTGATGATTGGACAACCAATGGAGGAACAACTGGCTATGGATATTTGTTTGATTTTGCAACTGCTGAAACAGAAGGTATGATTAGACCACCAGTAACACCATCAGTGTTTGAGTTGAAAAATCCTAAACTAAATGTGATGGGGAGGGTACACTAATGCATTATTATATATACTCAACAAAAGATACTTGGATAAGCAGTGGTTCAGATCACATAGCTACTGTATTTACAGATGCTAATTATGGACGAGATGAAATACTTGAGTTGAAAAAAGAATTTTGGAATCAATCATTTGATTACCCGACTCGAGCTTTAGTTTCATTTGCTGGAAGTGAATTTACTAATGTATCTCAATCTATAGCAGATGGAACAATATCTAGTCCAAAATTTTATTTAAGAATGTATGAAGCAGCTGGCGTACAAGAATTATCAATCGATTATAAAATAACAGCCTTTCCACTGTCTCAATCTTGGGATGAGGGAACTGGTAAATTTGGGGATAATCCAAAAGTAACAAATGGCGCTAGCTGGGAAAATAGAAATTATTATCCTGGTGCATCTGCTGTTACATGGTCTAATGCTACTGGCACTTCAAGCTTTGGTGGTAGGTATATAGCATCTAGTGGGTGGATAGCATCACAATCATTTTCAAATGAATCTCCTGACATTAACATGGATGTTACGGATATAGTTAATAAGTGGTTGAATAAATCAGTTGATAATCATGGAATGCTTTTACGCTTCAGTGCGAGTCAAGAAACCAACACTGAAACACATGGTAAGTTAAAATTCTTTTCTTCTAATACAAATACAATATACACACCTAAGCTTGAAGTAAGATGGGATGACCACACATCATGCACTGGTGATAATACAGGTAGCTTACTACAAATGACAATGAGTGGGCAAGTTGATTATACGTTGTATATGAGAGACTTTAGAGAGAGCTATAAAGAAAATGAAAAGGTTAAATTTAGAGTTAGACCACGTAAGAGATACGTTCAGAAAACATTTTCTACATCTGTTCAAACAGTAACTGGTTCATTTATTCCGGAAGGCAGTGGTTCATATTCAATAGTAGATGTGGCTACTAATGAAACAATAATCCCGTTTAGTGCTTACACATCTATGAGTTGTGATTCAACTAGTAACTATTTTGATCAGTGGTTAAATACTTTTCAACCAAATAGAGCTTATAAAATAATGTATCGGATTAAGTTTGATGATAATCAAGAGATAATCTATGACGATGACTTTGAATTTAAAGTAAGAATATAGGAGAAGACAAGTGGCTTTAAGCGCTCAAAGCCTTTATCAAGAACAATTACAACCAGTGGAAGGTGAGTTCAATATCTTTCCAGGGTGTATGGATCCTAATGCACTTAATTATAATCCAGATGCTAACGCCCCAGGAAATTGCATTTATCATTATGGTTGCACCGACCCCGCGGCATCTAATTATGATCCAGATGCAATAGGATGTTCAAATGGAACTGTAGGTCCTAACAGTACTTGTTGTGGATATCAAGAAGACATGCCGGTAGAAACTGAAGGATGCACAGACCCAACAGCATTTAATTATTATAGTCAGACGGCTTGTTATGGTTGTGTCGCGTTTGGGAGCGGTGCCATGGTGTGTGATCCAAATATTCCGTGCCCATCCGTAGATGATGGTAGTTGTATACCTACAGTTTATGGTTGCACAGAGCCATCAGCATTTAATTATAACGAAGACGCAAATACAAATGATGGTTCATGTGAAGCTGTAGTTTATGGTTGCACGGACCCAACATCATCAAATTATAATCCAGCAGCAAATGTACTTGATGATTCTTGTGAACCATATTGGCCTGGTTGTATGGATCCTGGCGCACTTAATTATGAGACTCAGACAATATGTGAGACGTGTCCGGACGGAGTGTGTGATCATGATATGCCATGCCCGAATGTAGATGTTGGTGGTTGTGAATATGATACATATGGTTGTACAGATGAAGATGCTAATAATCAGGATCCATATGCAACAGTAGATGATGGTAGTTGTACTTATGATGTATTCGGATGCATAGATCCACTTGCTGATAATTGCACACCCAACTGCATACAATGTGCTACTGAAGATGAATCTG